CTTCTGAACACTTCATGGCATCAAACCAAGTGCGACTTAACGCCATTCTTGTAGCTTGTATGCCGTCTTGTAATGACAGATTAGGTACGATTTTAAACAAATTTCCGCTTTTTAGGGGCAATTTATCTATTAATTGTTCAATTATCGACTTACCACCGCTTGCTAGAGTTTTAGCTCGTGCATCGTGTGGTAGCCAATGTGTACCATATTCGTATGGTCGTTCTTTGATTTGGTTAGCGTAATAGACAATCGGTTGCCCATGAGCTTCGTGGTAATCCAATACCCTAATCTCTCCATGTACCACCTGATACCACCAAATAGCCGTAGCATCGTTAAAGCCCAAGTCCCAAGCCGTATGCACAGGAAACATAGGGTCGCACTCAACTTTGGTAATTCTGTCAGCGTCAGTCAGTAGTCGCATCTCAACGCCATATATAGCCCCAATGATGGCAGCTTCAAAGCTACATTCAAACTCTTGCTGATACTGGTCAACAGTCATTAGCTTTAATGCGTCATCCAGTTCTTCTTGGGCGATTATCTTGGTCTGACTTGCCCGTAAAGTCTTGCTATACCATTCATTTGGGTTAAGGTTAGCGTACTGGTAAATGTCGTAAAAGGTGTTATGACCCTTTGGAGTACCAATAAATACAGCCCAAGTCTTATAGCCATTCATGCCGTTGCGGTCAGTCAATAATGGTCTAATGACTTCTCCCCAAACCTTTGGGCTTCGCATATCTGCGTATTCGTCTAAAACCACCCCATCAAGGTACATACCCCTAAGTGCGTCAGGATTGTCTGCACCAAACAAACGAATTCTAGCCCCGTTAAACAGTTCGACCCACAATTCAGAGATATTGTGTTTAACCCTAGCAGGCTCGCTAAACTGCATAAGGTAATCAAAAGCAATGGCTTTGGACTGGGCGTAGTACGGGCTAATGTAGGCGTATCGGGCATTTGGTTTGTCCTCTGTAATAGCTCGCCATATCAAGTCATTAATACACGCTACAGTCTTACCACAGCGTCTATGAGCCACAATAACAGCCCATCGTTGTTGGCGGTCATGGAAGTCTAGAAATACATCTCTAGGCTTATACAGTTCTATGTTGACATCAGTAAAGTCTGCTACTTCTTCCATGAAACCACATAACGGATAGGTTTATCCTCGCTACCAGTATGCTCAGTACGGGCTAGTTTAGGTACATGGTATTCAGCCACTTGCATAAAGCAGTCAAATGCGTGTTTAGGGCCGTATTTAGGGTCATCAGCAATAGCTTCTAGCCACTCTTGTAACTTATGGCTATTACCATCAACAAACCTTGCTATGGCTTCTCTAGCCAATGCGGTGGATTTGTTAGGACTACCAGCAGGTCTGCCAGCACCCTTAATATTTCTTAATTGTTTAATTTCCATACTACCTCAAGTGATTGATTTAGTTAGGGTAAATTCTAATACTAAAACTAAGTTTATGCCATCTGTTTAACAAATTGGTTAAAGTGCTTCATCAATTCCGCTTTACGCTTCATACGCTTATTTTCGTTCTTTTCTAGCGTTGTCTGTTTGTGCGGTTGCAACAAAGAGTTTTCAGGTTTAATCTTTTCTTTTTTAAACATATTACATATCCTTCATAGCGTCAGCAATCATTTGTCTGCGGGGTTTCTTAGCGGTCTTAGCAGATTCTTTAAAGTCTTTGGCGGTAGGTCTGCCTTCTTCGCCAGCCTTTTTCATTCGCTCGCCTGAGCCAGCTTTAATGCGTTCACGCTTGGCGTGAATTGCAGCATAAAGACCATGTTTCATTTGTAAGCTCCTACCGCTAGTTTAAGTTCATCATCGCCTAAAAACTTGGCTACGGATTGGCAAAGCATATAAAAATCTTCATAAGTAAAGTTAGATTTCATGCGATTAATAGCTTGGCATACCAATATTGTATTTTCTTTTGTGTAGCCAATGTTGCTATCAATACGCTCGATTGAAACAGTATTTAGCTTGCCAGATTCAAGGGTCATTTCTAAGCCTGAATAAGGGCAAATTTTGTCTTGTTTGTGCCAAAATTCAACTATATCGTTGATTTCTAAAGAAAATTCTTGTTTGCGTTTGTATGCACTATTTTTGGCATTGCGTAAAAATATTTTAGCCCTTGTTTCTATTTTTGAATTAGCTTTTGCTAGGCTTAATGCACCATTTATTCTGCAACAATTTTTGCACCAGCTATGCAAACCATCAACTGTGTTGCTGCTTTTGAAGAAAAATGTATCTTCATAGCTAATTTTGCATCTAAAGCAAGTTTTCATTAGCAACTCCATCTCGCTCTTGCTGCTTTTCCTCGTTCCCTAGTCCAGCCTTTTGACCTTGCACAGAAACTATCATGGCGTGGCCCACTAGCTTGGGGGGCTTGTAAATTGGCGTTGTTCTTGCGGTTATAGGTAGCTCTGCCTTTTGCCGTCATACCTGCACCTTCTTCAACCGATAGGTAATTACGACCTTTGCCTTTAGTAGTCTTAGGTATTGGCTTATCGTGCTTATCTATTGCATCACGAATTTGGTCTTGTCGGCTCATTTTCAAGAATTTTCAAGAAATTTCAGGCTTTTTCTTCAATGTATTTGCCGTATGCTTCTTCTAGCTTGTTCTTGCGGTTGCCTTTAGCGTATTTACGCTCAGTTGCAAGAGCAATAGCTACGGCTTGACGCTTTCCTTTGCCAGATTCCATCTCTTTTTTGATGTTTTTGCCTACCGCTTCTTTGCTACCTGATTTGATTAATGGCATGATTTATCCTTTTATTTCAAGAACTTAAGTTTGTAAGTTGTGGTGTTAATTAGGTCTGCAATCTCATCAATCAGGTTTTGCAGTTCGCTATCTTGTGGTAAATCTTGGCGAGCATCTGCCACAAAGTTTTGTAGGGATTCTAAGTATTTAACTGGGTCTTTGGGTTGGTGGTACACACTTGGAAATGCGGTGAATTTGCCATATTTGCCCATATAGGCTTCAGCAAAGGCATCGGTCAAATCCACAATGCCATCGTAATATTCGCCCAAAGCAATGTGCTTAGAATAAGAGTCGGTACTCCAATGGAAAAAATGCGTGTTAGTCGCAGAATGTAGTAATGTTGCTACGAATAAAGCACAATTTTCCATACAAACTCCTTGTTTTTATTGATTATAGTCGTGTTTTGGGATTAATCCAATCACTCTTAATGCAGATTCAGGGCTATCTACTCGGCTTAATGGCCCACCTTTCCATTTAGCAATGAACTTTAATTGTTCTGCGGTGAATTTAGCTTTAGCGTCACGCTTGACTTCCATCAAGATAGTTTCACCATTAAAAGTTACCAGTAAATCGGGGATTCCTTTGCCGACTTTTGATAAGTCGTACACATCAGCACCAGCTTCTCGTAGCGTTTTAACAATTTCGGCTTGATTTGCGTCAGTTCTTCTTGCGTATGCCATTGTTTTTTAACAGTAATCGGTTAATATATGCTAACTTTATCACGATTAGGGTCTTATATGACTAAAAATCAGTATGGTAATTACATAAGTGATGCCGAATTTATAGAGAAATGGCAAAAATATCCTAGCCCTACGGCATTAGCAGCTCATTTAAAAATTAATATTCGTGCTGTTATGAATCGTAGGCGGTCAATAGAGATTAGACACAATATAAAGCTAGAAACCGACCTTAGTTACAAAACAGAAAAAAGCCAAGAGTACATACAAAAAGCTAAGGCTGAAAAGGCAAAACGCCAAGAATTACTACAAGAACGCTTAGATGCCACTACCCATAGCGTTAGACGGGGTATGGAGTTAGAAAAGGGTCGAGTCATCATCTTTTCGGATGCCCACTTTACAGAAGATACAACTACAGGATTTAAAGCTCTGATTAAGTTTATTGAGCATTTCAAGCCCAAAGCCATTATCTGTAACGGAGATGCGTTTGACGGGGCAGTACTCAGTCGATTCCCAAAGATAAATTTTGACCGCCAACCTAGCGTGTTAGACGAACTAAACTACTGTAAAACGCATTTAGATGCCATTGAAAAGGTTAGACCTGCGGGCTGTAGGCTAATATGGACTCTAGGTAATCACGATATGCGTTATGAGTCGGCTTTGGTGGCTCGTGCCCCTGAGTTTTCGGGGGTAGATGGGTTTAACCTAAAGTACCATTTTCCTCATTGGGAAACCTGTTGGTCGTTTTGGGTTAATGAGGATACTGTAATTAAACACAGGCATAAGGGCGGTAGGTACGCAGGATATAACAATGTGCAAGCCAGTTTTAGTAATATTTTTACAGGGCATACCCATGTCTTAACTTTAAGCCCAATATCGACCTTTGACCAAAAGACCTACTGGGGTGTGCAAACAGGCACTTTAGCCGACATTAATGCGGATAGCTTCAGCTACACAGAAGATAACGCAAAGGATTGGCGGCAAGGTTTTGTTATGGCATCTTGGGAAAGAGGTCGGTTGTTAATGCCTGAGATGATTCAAGTTTGTGGGGAAAACGAGGTGGAGTTTCGTGGTGAAATATTAGAAGTATGAAGATTACGCCTAAGATTATCGAACACATTTACAGTATGTTGTATTGCTGCGAGCCGTTTGCGTCTTGGGACTTGCCTTTGCCTGAAGAAATCAAGTTTGTAGTAGATAGCGACTTTGATGCTATGGGTACATACCTTTACGATGATGGAGAAAAACACGCCCATACCATCACTATATCTGACGCTAGATGCGGTCATTTAGACACAGTAATTAGGACTATGGCCCATGAAATGATTCATGCTAGTCGTTGGGATACAAGTACTCAGGCGTGGACTAAACACGATAAAACCTTTAGGAATAGGGCTAAAGCTGTAGCTACAGAATTAGGCTTTGACCCCCTTGAGCTTTAAATAAACATATCCCCTTGTGCGTAGGCTTGTTCTATACGCTTACAAGCAATATCAAAGTATTTTTGTTCCCGTTCTATCCCCACAAAAGTTTTACCCATTTTGGCACAAGCCACTCCAGTAGTGCCTGACCCCATATATGGGTCAATAATTGTTTGTGTTTCTGCTGGCAAATGGCTAATTACCCATTCCATTATGCCCACAGGTTTTTGCGTTGGATGGTCACCTCTTGGTTCTTTATTGGCTCTTAACATACCATGCCACATATAGCGTTTTAGCCTTACTGCTTTGTTTAAGTTAGTCCAAGCTAATTCTGCATCTGCAAAGTCAGTAGTTCCGTTTTCTTTATCCCAAACTAACCAACATTTAGTGGGCGGCAACTCAAAATAATTACCACCAAAGATAATTTGCCACTTACTTATATTACGCATTAAATCAACTGCATTTTTATCTATTGGTTGGCTATCCCAATCGTCATCGCCATAATCTTTAGATACAGCTAATTTGCCCCTAGTTTTGTTGCGACCCTTTGATTCGCCTATTCCGTATGGAGGGTCAGTAACGACTGCATCAAACTGCCCTAAAGTAGGCAATATTTCAGCACAATCCCCCAAATACAGCGTTGCGTTACCTATTTGTTGTTTCACTTAGCTTTCTTTCTAGTATACCTAGTAAGGTATCGAACTCAATTTGGTGGTATCTCTCGAAAGCCTTTGCTCCGAGTCCATGCACACCTGTAGCACCTCTGTGATGCTCGGTACATAAGGGGAGTATTGGTGCTTCTGACCGCCTTCCACCAAAGCGTCTGACATGGTGAAGCTCTGCGGGGGTGTCATTGAAGCCCATGTGGTAGCATAAGACGCAACCAAGTCTTGCAATATCGTCATGGCGTTTTTTATCCTTTTTGTTCATTAGCGTAGTCGTACCACATTAGATAGAAAGCCTTAAATTCGTCAACCCCGTT